CCAGTAATACGTATGCCTACACCGCCTTGTTTTAGCTGATCCTCTTCTTTAGATATTGCTAAAGCATCTATAACATTAAGTAAATCCTCAAGAAAGTTTACGTCTAAATAATTTATATCTAGTTCAGTGAATTCAAGATCAGCCTCTGTATCTAGAAAATCTTCATTAAGAAAATCAATATCCAGATCATCAAAATCTAAATAATCTACTGTCGTTTTTGATTGTGTCTCTTCTGTTTGTCTTTGTGTTTCCTCTGGTGGATTGACAATTAACATATTATCAATCAAATCTAGCGATATATCTAAAGTAACAGGCTTGGTAGGGTTGTTTTCATATACAGATACGGTTGTTGCTTGGTATGGTTTGTTTAAAGTAACACTACCAGATGCTGTCGATACCAATATCTCGCCACTAGATATACCATTTTCATCTGGTAATAAAATTACAAGACTTCTACCTAATTCATCTACCGTGCATGTAAAATCAGTACCTCTTATAGCTATATCAGCTGTCGGTGTCTTGATAAAAATTTGGCTCTTATTATTAAATTTGCCTGTAATAAATCTTGCTGTACCACTAGCAAACTTCAAGGCCATTTTTGATTTTGACGGGTCAGGATCATAGATATATTCATCTATGACCAGTTTTGAATGTTCAGTTAATTTAACTGTAGAATCATCTTCAAATGTTATGGCTACTCTGCCCGCTTCTGTACGGACATCATCCATTTGTTGTATATCAAACTGTAATTCAGCTCCGTAAGCCTTATCTCTTAGAACTTGTGCATTACCTCTAACTTCTGAGATAGAGCCTATTTCAACAGACGAATGAAGTAGTTGAGTCTGACTGAGTAACGCAAACTGTACCGTTAGAGCCAACAGATGTAATTTTAAGCCAATCATTATCTGTAGTAGACTCCTGATCTATGTTAAATGTTCTTGTGCTGCCTGTATGATCTAAGTAAAAGTAACCACCAGCGTATCCATCGCCATCATAGGTTATTGTATTATCACTACCATCTATATCCATATAGTTTGTAGCACCATCGACATCGATACTAGATGTAATACTATTGCCTGAACCTTGTACTATCCAATCTAAATCAAGGTTTGCAGCTAATGCTGTCATCGCATGGTTTAATGTGGCTGTGTTTGTATTGCCTGTAAACTGAACATTTACGTTAGAACCGTCAGCCCCAGTGGCATTAGTCTCATCAGTAGACATATTAAATGTATTGGTGTCACCTATGAATGAAAAATAACCTGTATAGTTATCTGCCCATATATCACCAAGAAATTTATTAGTATTACCTTTTTGTAAAATATCTAAAGTCATACTTGTACCATCTAAATCTAGCGGTGTCATATTAGAAGCACCAGCTGTTGCATCGGCACCGCCTATAATATTACCGCTACCGTTAACTTGTTCTATATCTAGATTAGATGTAGCACCTGACTGATCTATAAATATTTCGTTGTCTGCACTTATTAAATGCAAAGATAAAATTAACAAACTAAACCCAACTAAAATCGCCTTGAAAAGTTCAAGAACTTGTTTTCCAGTATCCTTGTCCATATCCTTCCTCTATTGTTTGTAAAACAGCCGTCTCGATAGCCATCTGTAAAGCAATATTTATAGACTCATTTTCTACTATACCGCTCTCTATTTCAACTAATTCGGTGTTGTTTGCATAAAATCTGAACACATCAGAAGATACAGATGCACTCAATATTGACTTAGTTACTAAGACTTCGATTAAAATCTTACCTGTACTTACTGATACTGTGCGCAAAGAAATGGTTACTGAGTCCTGTCTGTATTCTTTTGAAGCACCTATACCTAAGTATCTTGCGCCAGCTCCTCCTGATTTCATGTTAGTTTCGTAACCTACAACACCACCCTCCATCAATAATCCAGCAAACAATAAAGGTTTTACCTTTTGTTTTTCATCAAAGTTTTCTCTGGTAGTACGTATAATTTGTCGTTCTTTAGTTAAATTATCTAAACCTTTGCGTTCTACTACATCAAACACGTTTGAATGTTTTAAAGCTCTTATAAGATAGGCATCAGGGGCCTGGGTGATTGCTGTGCTAAAACTTGCGTATTGACTGTTTGATCTACGTTGACCTGTATCATCTTTAAAAGAGTTGGGGTATACAGCCACTACGGGCTTCCTCAAAGGTTCGGGTACTTCTGCTAGTTCAGTTAGTAAAGAACCTACTTGTGCCGATTCGATACTACGTATGGGTGGCAAACCATTATTTAAAGGATCTACAAGTAATGTACAACTAGAAAGTAAAAGAACCGAGAGGTACGGTAATTTCTGTTGTGTTGCCTTCTTCATCTGTAATTATTAATGTTACTTTGTCATCTTCTACCCTGTATTCTATAGTATTACCTTCTAACTCTAATACACCAAAATCAGATGCTGTTTCGCCAAAGAGACTATCAACTAATTGTCTTGATAGCTGCGCATAAATACGACTTTCCAGATTACGGATAAATCTCGCAAGTGTAGTGTTCTCTGCTTCACGTTCTAAATCTTCTTGGTATGCTTTAATTTCTTCTCTTAAAGCTTCTTTTCTATTGAACTCTTGGTTCTCTATTGTTAGATAATGACTGGAGGTATTTATACCTGAAAAGCTAGGGTTCTTAAACTTGTGCGTCATTTCATCAGCACTTAAATAGCCAATGAACAATGCAACACTAAGGATGCTTAGTGTAATAAAAAGATTATCCCATTTATCCATTAATTTTATAAGTAAGTAATTACTAACCTTACGCTATCTACTGTATCTATCCAAAAAAAAGTTAAATAACCAATCCAACTGAAAGCAATAAAAAAACAACATACCACTGTGTATCTTTTCCAGTTTGCCTGTAATAAATCTATTAATCTATCAATAAAATTAAATACTTTTTGTCTTTTAGATATTTTCTTTTTTCTAGCCATGTTTACTCCTTAATTAAATGCCCAAACAAAAACTGTTAAAAACCCAAGCAAAGATAATACAATGAATGCAATAGAAGTTATCTCTATAGTTCTACCTAGTTTGTCTAGATAGATTGTATGTTGTTTAGGGTTAAACCTTTCGTCTTCATAAATATACTTATCTCTTGAGTATGGTCTTTTCTTTGGCGTAGGT